TTACAGGCCCCCTTTGCCCCTTACGGACACTATTTCCCCATGATCAACCAGGACAACGACGCCGCCTCCACCCTGCAAAATGCTCTCCCTGGAGCCTTCATAATTTTTGACTTCAATTATCGCATTTCCACTTCTTAGCACCCCGATTGCCATTCGGAAAAAACCGCAGGCGAGGGCGCGGCGGGTTTTGGCTGATTTCCCGGAGCAAAACACAATCTGCATATTTTCTCCTGATTGCTACAAGGCGAGATTAAGCTGATCCCTGCCGTAATGCGATGCAGGAAAGGCATCAGAAGGAATGAAGTTATCCGGCAATACTTCACATGGGCCGCGCTTAGTGACCAGCTTTTCAACGCTGTTTAGCGTGGTGAAAGTGATGCTGCACTCAAAGTTCTGGCACTGATGATAATGCCGAACGGTGGTATTACTTAATGGACGACTGGTGCGCGTTTTGGCAACGGCACCGCAAATGGGACACTTGAACATGATGGCCTCCCGGGCGGGAGTTGAACTCACTGTTATTATGGCTGCTATGACTCCGTTTCTGCAATCCATTCAGGTATTTTCGCTTCAAGCTCAAGCTGTGTTTTAAATCCGCCGTCATCGATCGAGTGTGTGGCCTTCGCAATTATCCAGTCCTGATTGTTAATATCAGCTTTAAAGCCTGATACCGTGCCGTGCATCTCCGGGTACAGATCTGCACGGCCACGGGCGAGCGTCATATTAAATTCAGCAGCGCCACGCTTAAGCTGCTGCCACTTGGCGGCGGCGGCCCGCTGGGCTGCTGTCTCGCTGGCGTAGGTTGTTCGTAATACAAAAACGTTGCCGTCTTCGCCCGCGATATAATCCCCTTCCCGGCTGCTGCTGCGCGGCTTCTTCTCATTTTTTTTCTTGCGGGCTTTAACGGTGACTTTTTTCTTTTTGCCAAATTCCAGATCCAGCCAGTACGCCTGCACGCCGGTGTAAGCGTCACGGTCGGCGATGCGAAAGGAATGCCGGTCGCCGCTGGATCGGGTGATCTCAAACTCCGGCAGGGCTTTGCCGTTCGCGCTGATGCCACCACCCGGTAGGATAAACAGGAGACTGCCGTTTTTGACGGTGGCGATAGCCCCCAGAAGGTCGGCCATCCTCGTCAGAAATGACATATCGCTTTCCTGGGTCTGGTCAGCGTGATCAATCTCGGCGTTCATCAGCTGCTCAGAAATCACCGGCGTCAGTTTGTAACGCCTGGCGATGGCTGACACGATGCGCTCAACCGTCACGTCATGCCATGACACTTCGCGCTTGACGTTAAATTCGTCCCGAAAATCTGCACTGCGGGCGGTGATCTCCAGCCTGTCCGGCGGCCCCGAATGGGCGACCTCGTCAACGGTGTAAACCCCTTTGTAAACCAGCGGCTCGCCCTGCCAGCCCAGCGACACCGATAGCTCAGCACCCCGCGGCGGCAGTTCGATCAGTCCGTCGCTGTCGTCGATAGCAATGGTCAGCTCGTCGGCCTCGAATCCGCGGTTGTCGGTCAGCTCCAGCGAAATAATGCGCGGATCCAGCTGCGTCAGTGCTTTGCCGCCCATCAGGATACTGAAGGCCGGTACGCGCGAAAGTTCGGACTGATAGTCCTGGAATCGCTGCGCCCCTTCGTCCAGTAGCGCTTTTGCTTTGTCGATAGTGTCTGTCGTCAGTGCCATATGCATCCCCCCGCCGTTGATGGTTTCATGCGCGCGCGATGCTGGCGATGGCTTTTTGTTGTGACAGACCGGTCACAACCCTGAAGGCACGACAGCGGCGCGCCATCCCGGCGATGATGACCGCGAACTCACTCAACATGATGGCGGTAGAGTATGACCGACAACTTTTTTCACGGAGCGCGCGTCAAGGAAAATACCGACCTCCAGACCGCGATCAATGACATTGATTCAACGGTCATTGGTCTGGTCGCGGTAGCCGAAGACGCCGACCCTCTCGCTTTTCCACTTAACACACCGGTGCTTGTGACGCGGGTTATCAGCGTGCTCGGCAAAGCAGGTAAAACCGGCTCTCTGTATAAATCGCTGAAAGCTATTTCTGATCAGGTCAGCACCCGCGTGATCGTCGTGCGCGTTGCTGAGGCTAAGGTCGGGGAAGATGAGCCGACGCAGTCGCAGCTGATTATCGGCGGCACACAGGCTGACGGCAGCTACACCGGGATGTTTGCCTTCCTGACGGCGGAGCAGAAAACGGGCTATCGCCCGCGCATTCTCGGCGTGCCGGATTACGACACTGCCGAAGTAACCGCGCAGCTGCGGGTTATTGCAAAGCAGCTGCGGGCGTTCTCTTACAGCTACTGCCACGGCTGTGACACCATTGCGGAGGCGAAAACCTACCGCGAGACGTTTGCAGAGCGTGAAGGTATGTTGATCTGGCCGAACTTCATCGCCTACAACCCGGCGACCGGCGTCAATGAAGAATTCCCCGCCGTGGCCTATGCGCTGGGTCTTCGGGCGCTGATCGACAATGAGCAGGGCTGGCATAAGTCTCTTTCTAACGTGCCGGTCAAAAATGTGCTGGGGATTGCGAAGGATGTGTTCTGGGCGTTGCAGGCTGAGGATTCCGACGCTAACGAGCTGAACGCCAACGAGATCACCACGCTTATCAAGCGCGACGGCTTCCGCTTCTGGGGCAACCGCACCACCGACACCGAAGAGTTTATTTTCGAGGTGTACACGCGAACCGCACAGATTCTGGCGGACAGCATCGCTGAGGCACAGTTCACCACCGTGGATACCCCGCTGACGCCTGCCAACGTGAAAGACGTGGTGAGCGGCATTAACGCCAAACTTCAGGCACTGGTCACCGCTGGTAAGCTGATTGGCGCTGCGTGCTGGTTTGATATCGTTGATAACCCAACCGTTGGTCTGCGGCAGGGTAAAGCCATCGTGCGCTACAACTACAGCCCGGTGCCGCCGCTGGAAGACCTGACGATGATCCAGACGTTCACCGATCAGTATTACGAATCCGCTTTTGCATCGCTGGGGGGTGAATAATGGCGATCCCTAAAAAACTCCGGCTGTTTACCGTCTTTGTGGATGGCGTAAATCATATCGGCAAAGTTCCCAGCGTGACGCTCCCGAAAGTGACCCGCAAGACCGAAGATTACCAGGGCGGCGGCATGCTCGGTTCGGTTGCGGTTGATCTGGGGCTGGATTCCGGCGCACTGGACGCATCAATGATTGTCGGTGGCGTGGTCGAAGAACTAATCCTGAAATATGGCGGCGATATCGACGAAATGCGCCTGCGCTTTGTCGGTGAGTTTTACAGCGGCGGTACCAGCTCGCTGCTGGAAGTTGAGATGCGCGGACGTATCACCGAAATCGATCCGGGTGATGCGAAACAGGGTGATGACACCTACCACACCTACGCGATCAAAAATACCTACTACAAGCTGTCGGTAGACGATAAGCCCCTGCTGGAAATCGACCTGCTGAACTTTATCTATAAGCGCAACGGGCAGAATCTCTACCCGGATCGCATTATGTCGGCGCTGGGCCTCGGCAGCTGATAACCCTTCTTGCTCACCTTAAGGCGGCCTACGGGTCGCCCGGAGAAAATACTATGTCCGTGAATCTCAGTAAGCCGGTTAAACGCGGCGATCAGGAAATTATCACCGTCACCATTAACGACACCATCAAGCAAGCCGGATCGCTGCGCGGCCTGCGCCTCGTTGATGTGCTGAACTTCGATTTCGATGCGGTCTCCACTCTGCTGACGCGCACCACCAGTCCGCAGCTGACCAGCACCGAAATTGCCGCACTTGCAACCGGTGACTTCACCGCACTGTGTGAAGAGATTACGCCTTTTTTGACGAAACCGGCGCCGTCCGTACCGAACGGGGCGGAGACGGGGAGCGAATAAGAGAGGCGGTATTTTCTGACGTCGACGATCTGATCGCCGACGTCGCAGTTGTATTTCACTGGCCGCCCTCCGAGATGTACGGCATGGAGCTGCGCGAGCTGATGGCCTGGCGCGAAAAGGCGGCCATCAGAAGCGGCAACCATGAACAGGAGGATGACGACGATGGATCTTAGTATTCGCGTTGCGTTCAGTGCAATTGACAAGCTTACCCGCCCGGTCAGCGCCGCCAGTAAAGCTATTGGTGGCCTTTCTGATTCTCTCAAAAAAACACAGTCTTCCATTAAAGACCTGGAGAAAGGCGCGGCGTCTTTCGACAAGTTGCGCTCGCAGGCCAACGATACCGCGCAAAAACTCAGAAGCACCCAGCGCGCCTTTGACGGTCTCAACCAGAAGCAACGAGAAGGCGGCCAGCTCACCGAATCTCAGGCGGCACGTCTTGAAACGCTGCGCGGCAAGCTCTCGCGCCTGACGGACACCTACAACAAGCAAACTACCCAACTGCGCTCTGCCGGTCAGGCGGTGCGCCAGCACGGAGTTAACCTCACCGCCGGTAGCGGCGCGATGCAATCTGCTATCCGGCGAACCGAGCAATACAGCCAGGCGCTTGAGCGTGAGCGGCAGCGCCTGGCGGCGGTAACGCGCGCGCAGGCAAGCTATGAAAAGGCGAAGGAAACCGGCGCGAAACTTCGCGGTGGCGGCACGATGGCGGTGGCCGGTGCGGCAGTGGCTGGATATGCAAGCGGTAGATTCCTGTCACCCGCTGTCGGCTTCGATACTGATATGTCGCGAGTAATGGCGCTGACCCGCATGGATAAAGGGGACAGTCGATTTACAGATCTGCGAGAACAGGCCAAAAAATTAGGTGCTGAAACAGCGTTTTCAAGCAGTGATGCGGCGCAGGGACAGGCATTCCTAGCGATGGCCGGCTTTACACCTGAGGCCATTCAGGCCGCGTTACCCGGCGTTCTGGATACAGCTATTGCCGGCGGTGCTCTGAGCGGGGATATATCTCTTGGTGAAACTGCCGATATTGGCGCCAGCGTGCTCAAGCAGTTTGGCTTGCAGGCAACGGACATGGGACGTGTTGGCGACGTTCTGGCGGGCACGTTTACCCGATCCAGTACAAACCTGCGCGCCCTCGGCGACACCATGAAATACGCCGGGCCGGTTGCTTCCGCTCTGGGTATCAGCCTGGAAGAAGCGGCGGCAATGGCTGGCGTTCTTGCTAATAACGGGTTGCGGGGCAGCGATGCGGGTACAGCTATGCGCGCCTCTCTTACCCGATTGTCGGCGCCAACTGGAGCGGCAGCGAAGGCTCTCAAAGAGCTTGGAGTGAGCGTCGCGGACAGTCGCGGTAAGTTGCGGCCTGTCGAGCAGATTCTCGGCGACCTGTACAAGGCAACAAAAAAATATGGTGATACCGATCAAATTAGCTTCTTCAAGGATATCGCTGGCGAGGAGGCAATGGTCGGATTGCAGACACTCGTCAAATCCGTGGGAAGTGGAGATCTTCAGAGGCTTATTGCTGAGCTGAAAAAGGCACAGGGAGAGTCCGCGTCTACGGCAAAAAAAATGTCGGATAACCTCGGGGGTGATATTTCCAATCTCAGCAGCGCCTGGGAGGGGTTGCAGATCCAGATTTCCGATACCGTTAATGGCCCTCTGCGCAGTCTGGTGCAATGGCTTGATGAAACCATTTCACGCGTAACGGTCTGGGTTAAAGCTAACCCCCGAATTGCGCAAACGCTCCTGCTTGTTGGGGGCGGAGCGTTGGCACTTACTGCCGCTCTTGGCGCGCTCTCTCTTGCAGCGGGCATCCTGATTGGGCCGCTGGCAAAACTACAGCTCGGCTTCACGGTGCTAACCGGTGGTCGTGGCATTCTCGGCACCGTTGCCGCATTCCGCATCCTGGGGACTGCCGCTGGCCCGGCGATGGCAAGCATGCGTGGCTGGCCTGTCGTTATATCGGGTATCGCATCCGGTTTCGGGAGGATCTCCGCCATCATGCCCGCGATTCGGGCCGGGTTAATGGGTGCGTTTCTGGCTCCGGGTGCGGCACTGGCGTCTCTTGGTAAAAGTCTTGGCATGCTGCTGTTGAGGCTGACCGGCCTCCCTGCGCTCTGGGGAATAATCACCGGTGCGGTATCCGTTCTGGGTGGGGCGCTGTCTTTCCTGCTCAGTCCGATCGGGCTGATTGGTGCGGCGTTCGTCGCGGTGGGGCTGCTGATCTGGCGCTATTGGGAGCCGATTAAGGCATTTTTCTCCGGGTTCTTTACTGGCGTATGGCAAGCGCTGACGCCACTCAGAAGCGCGTTTTCTGCACTCGCGCCCGTCTTCTCCGCGCTGGGTAGTGGTATTAAGGCCATCTGGGAGTGGTTCAAAAACCTGTTAACGCCGATGCAGACCAGCAAAGACACGCTGGATAAATGCGCCTCGGCTGGTGAAACCTTTGGCCGGGTGATGGGTACCGCGCTGAGTGTGCTGCTGTGGCCGCTCCAGCAGTTAATGAACGGCGTCAGCTGGCTGCTTGAAAAACTGGATCTTATTCCCGACGGGATCGAAAGAGCCAGGCAGCAGGCTGACAAAGCCCAGCAGGCGCTTGAGGCATCAGCGGTCGCGCTGGCCGGGCATCAACTCCCTCTTGGTCAGGCTACCGTGTCCGCAGGTACTAAACCACCGGTTATCACTGGCGACAACGGCACGCTGAGGCGCCTGAATAACATCGCGGATAACACGAAAGCAACGGCGAACAACACGAAGAAGATCGGCCCCGGCGATATCATCTTTAAAAATCTGCCGCGTGCGCTGGCGCTGCGTGGCGCCTATCAGGAGGCACGGGTTATTCCGCAACCTGTGCCGCGCGTCTCTGCTGCTGCGGCCGGCGGTGTTTTGTCGGTACCGACGGCGACGCAGGGTGCAACGTCTGCGCCGGTCGCTGCGGCTTCGGGTGCGGCGCCGTTCTTCCAGCTGGTCTTTAACGACGTCGGTAAGCGCTCGGATCAGGAGCTGGAAAAAATGGTTCGCAACGCCGTGCGCGACGCAATGGCCAGCACCCGCAAAACTAACCGTGGTTCATTCCGCGACCGGGAGTAAGGAGGTTTTTTATGATGATGATATTCGGGATGTTTGTTTTTACGCTGCGCACTGTCCCGTATCAGCAGCTGCGCCACTCGCAGGAGTGGCGGCACGTTAAAAATGACAGGGTCAATCAGTCGGCAGCCTGGCAGTACATCGGGCCGGGCGACGATACTATCACGCTCGATGGCGTGCTTTACCCGGAAATCACCGGCGGACGCTGGTCACTGGCGGCGCTGGAGACAATCGGCTTTGCCGGTCGCCCCTGGCCACTGATTGAAGGCGACGGGCAGATTTACGGGATGTACGTGATGACGCGACTGGAGCGGGGAAAAACAGAGTTTGATCGCTACGGCAATCCTAAAAAGATTGAGTTCACGATCAGCCTTTCGCGCGCTGATGCAGATTTCCGCGAGAAGCTGCAAACGTCGTCGGTCAGTGATGTGCTGGATGATCTGAAGACCAGCGCAACCAAGGCTGTTAACTCGGTGTCTAACTCCCTCAGTAGCCTGTTTTAACCCACAAAAAAGTCCCTTTCGCAGGGGCTTTCTCTACCGGCATACACTGCCGATTCTGACTATGCCGGTACCACACCGGCACTTCTGACGACCTGCAGTACTGTTATTTTTGACGGTACTCGATGCTCACGCCACTCGCGCCCAGCACATTAGCAGGATGTGCGCTTCTACCACGCTGAACGACTGACCGCTGCCGAGATCTTCTGTATTACCTGACACGGTATGGTTATGCGCAGGGATGGTCACCGTATGGTTATGGTTTCCCGCTGCGTCGGTTTCACCCAGGTTAGCCGGGTTGAACCGCTGACTGATATCGCCGCCAATCTCCCACGGATCAACCCGACTCGCCACGCCGCCGTGTGTGTGATTGCCGCTTTCAGAAGTTGTCAGTTCCTGCGCCTCTTTGTCACTGGTTGTCCCGCTGATACTGACTTGCTCTGCTGGCAGGTTAGTGCGCTGGAGCGTGACGGTGTCGCTGCCGCCGGTCGTGCCAACATCGGCACCACTGGCACTACCAATACGGATTGTTTTTTTATCCCCGGTGTAGGTCCATTCCGTCCACGGATAGCGCTCATTGGGGTTCACGTTCTGCGCGTAAAACTTCACGGTACCTACGGGGTTATCCAGTTCCCAGGCATCGCGGATGGCCGCCGCAACAGCCAGCTTTACCGCCAGCGAGGTGGCAGCTTTAGTCTGATCGCTGCTGTCAATCGCATTGCTGAGCCTGGTAAACCCCTTTTCATCCAGTGTGGCGTCCGGGTGATCCCGTGAGCTGGCATGCTCGCTCAACTGCTCATCGGTATAATCCTTGATTTCATTACCGGCATTAATCACATCTTCGACTGTTGCCAGCACAATGCCCGGATCAACAACCAGCTCGACGGCGTCGGTACTGCTGACCGCCAGCCAGATGCGGAGGATGGTAAAACGTCCCGACCCCTCAGCCAGTGCAGGTTTATAGGTTTCCGGGACGTTGGCGACCGCCAGGCATACCCCGGCATCATCAAACAGCGCAGCTTCCCGGATGGTAAATCCGCCCACCTCCGGCGGAATAATCATCTCGGCAATAATAATATTGTCGGTATCAGACAATTTCAGGCTGTTCAGTTGGGTGCGAAAACGTTCGTTGACTAACGCAGCCTGCTCGTCGTTGGGGGTTGTCGCACTGCCGCCGCCATCACCCACCGCCATTTGAGAGAAGACAACCTTATCCCCGTTAACGACGGCTTCCGCAATCCTTTCTCTGCCAGCCACTGTTATCAGTGACTTAAATATTTTGCTCATATTGCCTGGCCCCTTACTGCAGTATGATCGTCAGTTGTCCCGCCCTGAATAAGTCCGGTCTCCGCTCTCAGATCTCCCACGAGTGTTCTCCTGAGCTGTAAATTTTCGAAACGACGCCCGTCGCTATGTTTGTGCCGTAAATCGCCACCCTGAGCCAGGCCGCAGAGGGGGGAACGGGTAGCACCGTTGCGCACTCAGTCAAAACGCCGTCAGCGGCCACGTTGCGGGGGTGTATTGAGGTGGGGGTGACTGCAGCGGCTTTGTCCTCGGTCAAAAACGTGGTCTGTAGTTGGGCGCTACCTCCCTGGCTGATGACGTTTTCCGTCTGTAGCCACGATTTCAGAATCATCGTTTTACCCTGACCTACTCTAATGTCCTGATACATCGATATGCTGCTCGCCGATGATGTTGCTGGCCGCGTAAGGAGACGTGCGCCGGTATCGTGTGCCGCGGATACTGCTGTTGATGCAGACAGTGTGTTACCGCTGCCTGCACCCAGCGTCCAGCAGTCAGTTGATCCGTTTGGGAATCTGGCTAATTTATTTAAACTAAACGACGGGTTAAGCGGCCACCCCTCAGATTTTGACGGGCCAGTATCCTGAAGGATGTTCACCTCAAGCTTACGGACGGCGACTTTACCGCTGTTTCTGACGACCTCTGTCACGTTACCGTCGGCGTTATAAAGACCGACCTGGACCTTATCCAGAATTACGCTGGTTCCTGCGCCAGTAATATCGATATAGCAGGGACGCCCTTTGGCGTTCTCTACTGTTGAGTTGAGTCCACTGACGTGCGGCCCACCCCCCATTGACCCGCCGTTTATCCTGAGTTTCGCTGGTTGTTTGGCAGGTGTGTTGAAAATGACGATTTTGGGGTTGTTGTTGTTATTTTCCTGGTGGCAGTCGTTAATTGTGACGTTGCTGTGGGACTGCGATAAATCGACATCGTTGTAATCAAAGCTCACGCCATTAAACGTTAATTCCACCGCACTGGCTGACGGCGAGATATAGACACCCTGAGCAGAGCCCCCGGTGTTAACGCAGTCATAAATTGAGCCACCAAAAAACTGAATATTCTCGCCTGAATCTGAAGAAGCCGTGTATGAAATACCCCTGAACCAGGCCGCCCCGATATCGCAGCCGGAGAATTTCAACAGATAGGCGGACGGCCCTGCAATGACCAGGCTCGACTGAAAACCGCGAACGGCCAGTCCTGAAAAATTCAGATCGGAAACCTGCGCAGACCCCAGCTCGCCAATCGCCAGCCCGTTTGTTGCAAAGGTTGTGTCCGGGACGTTAGTGGTTCCGGCCTTGAATCTGCCCTCAATTATCAGGTTGTTAAGCGGAGTGCCGCGGCGATACGGCGCCACTATTGTGGCGGCCCCTGTACTAAGCCGAACGGCTGTCATCCCGCTGGTCACCGTTTTCAGTGTCATCCCCCGCCAGTCTGCATTCAGGTACGGCGGGATATACACCGTGCTTGCTATATATGCTGTTTTTCCTGGCGAGCCATGCAGCCTGCGGTTTTTGGCAACGGCAAAATAGACTGCAGCCTGAACAGCTGCTGACTGGTCGTCGGTTGAATCCGCGCGAAAACCGAAATGCTCCGGAATGACATCCTGATCGACACGTTTCCAGCGAGCACCCAGCGCGGTGACAATAGTATGCCCGCCGTCATCCGGCGACGTGGTGTCGTTGTGGTCGTAATAAAATTCACCGCCACCAGACGGGACGCCTGCAATCGCTGCCCAACCGGGGCTATGTGCCACCGTACTGATGCGCTGGCTGGCGCTGGTAGGCTCAATCCCCCGGAGCGCGGTAAGGTCTGAGCAGCGCCCAATCCATTTCAGACCGTCACTGGACGCCAGGTTCCGGCGAATAACGGCATCGGATGTGTAAGCCCATAATCCGGCCCCTACACCACCCGTGGTATCTGGCGTGCTGGCTGCTGGCACGGTCTTCGGAAATGCACCCGTCCAGACGAGCCTGTATGCGCCGTACAGGATCTCGTCGCGCGGTGATTCCAGCGTCGCACCTTCCGCAAACGTCTTTACTGCACTGACTTTTTCCGCAACAAGCACATCCGATTTGTCTGCCTTACCTTTAAGGTATCGCGTACGGTTGGCCAGACTTTTTAGTGGCCTGTTTGCCACGCCATCCAGCCCCCCAGAAACGCGCTCGCTTCTGGAAATCAGCTCAATCTCTTCTTCCCACAATGAGGATTCTGGCAGTCTGGTCATAGTCTTACCCGTAATTAAAATTGCCGTCGTGGAAAATCACGCCGTTGTAAATAATGTTGTCTTCAGCCTCAAAATCGGCCGGATAAATACTGATAATGTCGCCGCTGCACAGCGTTGAGCCGACATGGATGCCCCCCTTGATTTTTGCCGCGATATTGAGCTGTGACGAGTGCCTGCTGACCGGCTTCGCATCGTCGATCAGGCGATTCAGTTCGGCCAGGGTCTTTTGTGTCAGCCCGACCTCGTTAATATCAACCTCAAGCCGGAAGGTTCCCGGCTCGTCTCCAACCTCAAACCACTCGGCAAATGTCGCTGAAAACCCCATATCTTCAATGACGCGGCGTACTGCGGCGCGCGTACCCTTACGCCGGTGCAACCAGTACGATTTCTGGATGGCGGCAATTTTTCGCTCTGCTGACCAGTCCTTATCCCACCTGTCAACCGACAACGCCCAGGCCAGATACGGCAGTAAATCCACCGGGCAGGCCGTCGGTGTCCACAACGTGCGAAGTGCTACAGTGATCGCTGACAGCCTGGCGGTGCCCGCTTCGGTGTGGCGAAGCCAGTTCCCGGAAGATGACGGAAGGAGAGAGCTACTCATCCGTGCCGCCGTTTTCCACGTTGTACCCGGTATTACGCGCGACCTGGGTGTTATCGATCTGCAGATCATCCGCCGGGGCGTTAATCACCACGCGCTGTACCCCCTGCACATGCAGCGCCGCCGAAATGGCGGAGCGCACCACGTCACGGCCGATTTTTTTATCAGCACTGCTCAGGAAGGTTTGCAGCGAGGATAGCGCGGCGTTAATGATCGGTTCCGATTCCGGCCCTGGATACAGATACAGGGTGGCATCAATCGCATATTCAATGATTTCGGCACCTTGTACCGTCACGCGATCGCCCAGCGGGCGCGTGTCTTCATCGTTAACCGCCGCCTGCACCGTCGCGATCAGTTCGGCTGATGGCGTGCCGTCGCCATCGCTGGACAGGATGGCTATCACCACCTCGGCCGGTGCCGGGCTGGTTGCGCGCACAGCGGCGACCTTACCGCTGGCGCTGCGGGCGAAATACTCATAAGCCGCCGATGGTCCGGCTACGCTCATCCCCTCGAATGCAGCCTGCGCGCGCAGCCTTAGCGCTTCATCGCTCTCCATTACTGCGTCGGCAGTGTCGGTCGCCGCCGTAATGGTGAGGCGTTCCGTATCCAGATTGGCGGCGATATTATCCAGATCATCGCCGATCGAATGACTCAGCATGCAGGCCGCCGCACCTTCGTTGATGCGCTGACGCAACAGCAGTTCGCGGTATGCCATCGCCTGAGCGATGATATTCAGCGGCTCTGATTCCAGCGTCATCGCTGCCGCAACGGCGGACTGCTGATCTTCCGGGAACGCAGCCACCATGACCGCTTTGACCTCGGCGAGAATAGTCTCGAAGTCAAGCTCTTCGATAATGGTCGGCGATGGTAGCTGTGAAAGGTCAATCGTTGGCATTGGTGCTCCTTAACGTCACCGCACGGGTGCTTTTTTCCATCGTCTCAGTCAGCATGCCGGACAGTTCTGCGGTCACGGCACCGCTGGCGGAGTACGTCACGCTGATCGTGTCCAGTACTATCCGTGGCTCCCATGCCGCCAGTGCGATTACCGCCGCGCTCATCAGTTGCAGACGGGTGACGTCGTTTTGCGGGCTGTCGATAAGGTCAGGACACAGCGAGCCGTAGTTACGGCGCATCAGGCGACTGCCGACCGGCGTCAGCAGAATATCGTTAACCGACTGCCACACATGATCCTCGTCGGTCAGAGTGCCCGTGCCTGCGGCATTCATGCCGCGATAGCGCTCAGTCATCGCGTGCCCTCCGTCCAGCTTCCGCCGCGCTCGACAGCGCCGTGACCGTGGTCATCCACCTGGACGCCGTTAGACGTGAGTGCGCCGCCGGTGTGGGTGATATTGCCGTGCATCTCTCCGCCCTCTCTGACGTTCAGACTTCGGGTGGTCAGCTGGTTGGTGCACTCCACTTCCGGCGTATCCAGTGTGATTTTGACTGACGCCTCAACCACGGCAGACTTAACGCCTTTCACCTGCAATGCACCCGCCTCTGCGTCGTAGCGAAACGTCGCGCCATCCGGCGCCGTCAGCACCATCTCGTTACGCGACGCACCCGGTGCCGGGTTGTCGTCGCTGTACAGACTCCCGCCGATAAAGGCAACGTCGGTATTGCCGCCCAGGCACAAAAACCAGACCTGCTCGCCAATGGATGGTGGCACCCAAACCTTAAACGCCCCGGCGCGCTGCGCCGTCCAGCGCATCCAGTTGGGATTTATCCCGCCGCTCTGCACCCGCACGCGCCATTTTTCCTCGTCGATCTCCGTCACCGTGCCGGTGCGCACGACGTTCTCCAGCAGGCGAAGCAGTTCAGCTAACTCCATCAGCGCACCCCCAGCGAGTCGATCACCTGACGGGCTATTGCCATGCGGTCGGCTTTGCTCAGGCCCAGCAACTCACGACGGGGATAGGTTGCCATCGCACCGCTGCTGTTGACTTTGTCGCGCAGTCCGAACTGATGGACACGCGCGATACGTGCAGCCACGCCGGAAAAGCCCACCTCTGCGCCGTCGGGTGTGGCGCCGGCCTTGAGAAAGCGAGCGGTACGCAGACGACGAAACATCTGCTCTCGTTTGGTGGTGTTCCGGCTGGCTGGCCGGAAGCTGATATCGAGGTAGCGCTCAATATCTTCGCGATAAAACGAGCGCATATTCCCTCTGTCGATATCAAAACCGGTCAGCATGCGCCCGTGGCGTCCGCGAGTAGCCCGCCAGTTGCGCAGCTGGCGGGTTTCCCCTTGCCAGATAAAGCGCATGCCAGCCTGCGCGCGCAGTATCCGCTGCTTGCGTTGCGGGTACTTCGATCCGTCCGGCGCCTCTTGCCTGGCGATGCGCTGGCTCTGGCTCCGGCGTAGCGTGGTGCCAATACTGCGGGCTGTACGCTGGCGCCCGGACGGAGACATGCCCGACAGAATGGTCGCAAAGATCTCGTCAAGCTGGCTAAAGAGTGCGTCGTTATTGCTCATGTCAGCGCGCCCCCGGACTCCGGATCAAAGACCATCTCCCACTCGCCACCATTGAAGCGCGGGCGCGACTCGGCCAGATGCTCCGCTTTCGGTGTGCCGCTTTCGCTAGTCACCATGACGCGTTCCCAGACCGGCACCTTAAACAAAATGTCGGCGACGTCGTCGTTGACAATCTCGGCGTCAAATTCCATCTTGCGGTTATTGTCGGGATTCAGCAGCAAGTCGGGCTGCTGTTGCCAGATCCACGCCAGCAACGGCAGCATCAGATCATCGATCTGGCCGGGGAAATCCATCGCCAGCACCTGAATGGTGTAGTGGTACATGAACGACGCCTCGCCGGTCGCTTCGATCTGGATATGGCCTTTTTCCACCCAAACGGTAATTTGCTCCGGGTTGGCTTTGCACCAGATGTTGCCGGCAATCAGCGCGGCACGCAGTAGTTCGGCTTTTTTCACTTTATCCCCCTGGCTATGCGCCGCAACTCCAGTTCACGGATCCCCGTCTTATCGGCGTTGCAGGTATCCAGCGCGTCAAGTAATGAGTCTGTCCAGACAGCTAACCCGCCCCACGTCATCGGTCTGGCCGGTGGCGGCGGGACGTCAGTTTTTGCCGTCAGGCTTTCGGGCAAGGGCTCCTGAATAATCTGCGGCGGCGACCTCTTCGGCTCGCTGGTACAGGCTGTCAGCGCCAACAACAGGCACAGGAGAAGCGGCGCAGCCGTTACCGGCCAGTGCGGTTTTGATGTTTTCACGTCGGTGCTCTCCCGTTGCGGTGCGTTGCTGGTTGATTTTCTTCAGCCCGGCTTCCACCTGGCTAACGTCCTGGCGTAGCGCCCTGACTTCGGTCAGCACGTCGCCGGTCTGTTTCAGTTGTTCCCGGGCGTCGGTCAGTGATTGTTCTGCCTGTTCGCGTTTGTGACTCTGCCAGGCAAAACCGCTGACGGTGGCAATCAGCAGGACAAACATCGCAATGGCAAGGATGGCAATCGCTTTCATTTCGCCCCCTTCAGCGCGGCGTCTGATAAACACCACGCCTGAAAATCGGTCCGGCGGTTGACCAGTCCCTGCGAGCGTTTCCCAGCGGAGTTAACAAAGTCCGTCAGCCGGTCGCAGACACCCCGCCAGTTGCCCGCCTGTGCGTGGTGCCAGAGGGTGGTTCTCACCTTCTGGCCACCCTTAGTCGTGTACCAGCCCAGCCCGGTGCAGCCGACGTTAAGGTTGGCGTCGGTTATGCTCTCGAAAACCTTCTGTGGGGCAGCGGCGCCGTTAAACTCGCGATTGGTGCACTTTTCGGCGCGCATCAAATCATTAACCCAGCGCTCAGCGATCTCGCCCTCGGCGTACTGGCGGTTCTCCACCTTTGAGGTGGAGCCGATCCCCACCGTCAGCACGCCTGCCGGGCAGTAGTACGGGGTCTTGCGGCAGTCCTCGTACTTCGCCATCTTCTGCTGTGCCTCCGGGCTGGTTCGCAGCGCCTGCGGCCACAATGTGGCGGCGAGCGAGATGATCGCGGCGGTTGAGCAGGCAATAATGCGTTTCTTCATCGCTGCGCTCCCCGAATGCTGCGGATCAGTTCTTTTACGTCCTGTCGGTTCTCGGTGTCGTCGCGGATGGCGTCGATCAGTTCGTTCAGCAGCGTGTTGTTGGTCTCCTGAATGCGCGCCATGCGGCGGCGATGCAGCTCGCCAAACACGGCGGCGGCGATACCGATCAGTACGCCAATAGCGGCCAGCCAGTCTTTTTGCGTCATCACGCCGATGCTGGTCAGCAGCGTCGACCAGGAGTACGTCACGCCATTCCAGATGCGGTTAATCAGGTCCATAGCTGTACAGTCTCCTGTGTCGCGGTGCTGCTGATTTCCGGCATCTCCACCACCTGGCCTGCATCGAGAAAGATCTGACCGGCCAGCGCTTTGTTAGCGGCGAGGACAATCTCTGTCACGCCCTGCGTGGTGCCGTAGTGACGCTGGCACAGCAAATCCACGGTATCGCCCTGCAATGCCTGAACTTTCATCAGAATGCCTCCGCAGAATTGCGCACGGTGCCGCGAATGTCGGAGATCGCCCAGCGTGCATCGCGCCACATATCATCGGCCTGTGAAGCCAGCGCGACGGCGCGTTTCTCGCCTGCATCGCCGGTGGTGTCCACATCCCGGTTAGTGCCGAGGATGTGGGCGCGGGCGATGCTGAATACCGCACGGCGGAAGCGGTGAACCTTCACACTCTCGTCGTTAACCCTGACCGCCGGCACGTCGGCCAGCCGGGTGTAACCCGCTGCCAGCTGGACGGCCTGCCAGTCAGCGAGCTGATCGAGGGTATGAGATACCCCTTCGATCACGGCCTGCTTCAGTCGCGAGGTCGTCACCGCGCCATTGATACGCATCTCCATGCGCACATCACTCAGGGCGATTTCCGGCCAGAAACTCCCGGCAGTGACTTTCTCGCCACCGTCGTCAGTGTCCGGCACATCCTCCGAGGAGGGGGTAACAGTGCGACCGGCTACAAGGCTCATCTCGCGTCGTCTCCTGAATAGGTGGCGGTGGGCGAACGGAGAAAAGAAAACGCAATGCGTTACAGATCTCCGCCCGCGCCGCCAGCGCACGGGGCGCAAGTCGGTTATTTTTTGACGGCAGGTGCTTTTTTCGCTGTTGTTTTGCGCGCTGCCGGCTTCCGGGTTGTGCTTTTGCGGGTGGCCTTGGTCGCCGTGACGCTGGCCACTGCCGCCGGATCTGACGATGCTGCAGTTTCGCCTGCACCTTCGCCGTCCGCTGCGGTATCTCCGGCCGTGTCGCCGCTACCTTCGGCGCCATCCGTGCCAGTACTGTCGGTGTTATCGCCGCCATCCGTGCCGGCCGCCGCTGCGGCTTTTTTCACCACGCGCGCCAGCCGATCGATCTCTTTTTTCACTCCGGCGCCCGCATCCAGCGTCAGCGCCTGGCGCAGCAGCTCCAGTGCGGTGCTCTGTTCTTCTGGCGTGCCGTTGCGTAGCGCAAAGGCGCGCACTTTGCAGAGCTTGGCGCGGACCACATCCGGCATATCACTGCCGGCGGTGAACTCCGCAACCTCATCGAGCACCGCCAGATACGGCGTGACGTCGGTGGCGTCATCCGCCTTGACCTGCACCAGGATCGGATCGCAAATCTCATCAACCAGTACGGTTGCGGCGGTACGGTTGAAGCGGTCAGGCATCAGCAAGCCATGCGTGACGACGTAGCGGCCAATGCGGACGGCCAGCGCGTAATCACCGGCATCAATCGCCCAGACCATCAGGGTCACAATCACCTCATCCTGTCGGCCGCTGTCGCCGTCGAGCGTGCCCTCGATCCACCCCTCGTAGTGCGGCAGCAACTGGCGCTTCATGGCCGCTTTCGCCTGGTCAGACTGCACTCGCTTTAATGCACTCTGATCCATGCGCAGCCGGTGCATGATCTGCTCGTGCGCCGTCCGCGCGGTATCGGACTGCTCGTCGGTTTTGCCATGACGTTCAGCCATGACTTTCTGAAAATGTTTTTGTGCCGGTGTCAGCATTGTTTCTTCCCCGATTAACGGCGGGCCGAAGCCCGCCAGTGCGCGGTTACTCCCCGCCGCCCGGTGCTTCGGCAAAGGTGATGCCGTCGATAAAGGCCACCGCGCCGTAGTCTTCAACGATGAAGTCATCGTTCGAGGACTGGTACGTCGCCACGCGGTTGTATTCCGGCTCCTCTTTGATCGTCCGGCGCAGGCCGCCGCGCTGGTAGTAGATCGAGAGGTTTTTAAACGGCGTGATGAGAATCGCGTTACCCGGCATGTAAGGCGCGATAAAGGTCGGCATGTTGCCTACGCGTTCCTGCGACACAATCAGCTGACCGGCCAGCATTTCGGTGTTCGGGTTGGTCTGGCTCATGGCGTTGATGGTCGGGAAATTGCTGGTTGTCAGCAGATCGCCGGACAAAATCACCACGTTGTCAGGGTTGCGCTTATGCCATTCGTCCATGAGGCTGTTTTTAGCGTCATAGACCGCAGCCGCGACGTTGCCGTAGGTACCCTCGGCGACAATGGCGTTGTTCTGATTGCGGGAGGTGATCGTCACGCCGGCAATGCGACGGTGCGCCGCTTCGTTGCGGATTTTTTGCAGCCAGCCGACACCGCAATCCTGCAACAGCGGATTCGCTGCGCGGTCTGACGGGTCGGCATAGCTGGCACCGTTAAAGCCGATCATGATGCGGTCAAGCGACATCTGACGGGCCATCGCCGAGCTAATCAGCGGCTGGAAGTTCGGCTGATGCGCCCACGCATCCATCTGCGCGTAGCTTAGGGCGTAGTCGTAGTTGGTTTTACGGCACAGATAGTTGTACGGATCCATCTTGTCGTTAGCGCCGGGATTACGACGGTTGGTGGTGCTGTTGTTCACGCCCGCCAACGGGCCTTTGCTGCCGATCAGGATTTTCTGACCGATCTGCTCTTCAACGCCAAAGACGTTGATCAGTTTCAGAAAAGCATCATCCTGCTGCGCGGCCGCTTCAAGGCGCTGCTGCACGGTCGGATCAACGCTGAATTGTGCTGCAACGGCGGCAGCGCTAACGCCGTTCAGCTGTGCCTGACGGGCAACGTAGCTGTCAAACAGCTTACGGGTAGGATTTCTCATGTCGTGATCTCTCGTTATGGATATCAGTAGTCAGCAAGCTGCGCGTTCGCGCCACCGCCAGCCGCCGGGCGCTGGCTGAAATTGCCGTCAGTGCCTTCCAGCTGCTGGCGCAGTGCGGCAAGGTCGGTAGTCAGCTTCTGGATGGTGGCCTTATCCTGCTGGCGCTCCTGCTCGGCAGTGCTGAACTGCTCGCCAAGATCAACCTGAGACTGTGCCACCGCCTCGACAGCCTGATGTACCTGGCTGAAGCGCTGATCGTCGGTTTTCTGGCCCTTACCGAGAATGCCCATTACGCGGTTAAACCACTGCTTACCCTCATCGCTGTGCTGGGCGGCCAGTTCAATCACTTCAGCCTCAATCGCCTCGGTAATCATCGGCGCTTCCGCCTGCTGGTTGTTGAAGGCCATCACCGAGGCGCGTTGCTGTGCGGCAAACTTCAGACGCTCAGTACCGAGGCTTGCTGGGGTGTCGGTCATCGCCAGGCCCATCATGTAAGCTTTGCCGTTAAGGGCAAACTGAGGGTGAAGCTCAATACTGGAGTAGACCTTCTGACCTTTATCAGTCATCTGCTTCATGCGCTCGGAGGGTTCGATCTCCGCATAAAGTCCAGTGCGACCGGCCAGAGGCCCTTCGGTAATGTCCTCGGCGCTCAACGCCACCACGTCCCCCATCGCGCCAAAATCGCTGCCGGGATACGGAGAGAGAAAGTGCTCGATGTTGACGCGTGCGGCGTACACCTCAAGGTTGTAGTTCGCCGCCGCATCGCGGAGGTGTTGCGGCTGAATCTCGCGGCCATCAACGGTGTTACCGGAGACGGCAACGCGAAACTTCTTACGGGGTTTAGCTGTGCCTGCCATGTTCGTTTACTCGCTGGTTTTTGAGTTCCCGGTGATGATGGCAGGCGGTGACGCACGCGCTCAACGCGTTGTTGTTGTGAGGGAATCACCACAACCAAAAGCGGGCGAAAGAGCACGCGCGCGCGGGTTAATCTCCCCGGCAGGAAGCGAGGAGGATTAATGGCGATTGAAGAAGCATTCATCATGCAGCGGGCGCGGCAGCTCTACTGGCAGGGGTACCCGCCGGCGGAGATCGCGCGCCTGATGGGTATCAACCCGAACACGGTGTACTCATGGAAAAAGCGCGATGAGTGGGATACCACACCGCCGATCCAGCGCGTTACGACGTCCATTGATGCCCGACTGATCCAGCTCACCAGTAAGAACACAAAGACCGGTGGCGACTTCAAAGAAATTGACCTGCTGACGCGGCAGCTCAAAAAGCTGGATAACGGCACGCCAGCGACGCAGCCAAAGAAGAAGATCCGCAAGAAACAGAACTTCTTTTCAGAGGCGCAGATCTCCGCGCTGCGGGCCAACATCATCGACTCGCTGCACTGGCATCAGAAAGGCTGGTATGAGAACCATCACCACCGCAACCGGGCGATCCTGAAAAGCCGTCAGATTGGCGCAACCTGGTACTTTGCCCGCGAAGCGCTGCTGCGTGCGCTGTCTGATGATGTGAAGTACAAGCACCAGCTCAATCAGATATTTCTGTCGGCCAGCCGTCGCCAGGCGTACCAGTTCCGCAGCTTCATTCGCGCCGCTGCTGCCGAGGTAGATGTGGAGCTGAAGGGCGGCGACATGATCCAGCTGTTCAACGGTGCGGAACTGCACTTTCTCGGCACGTCGGCGGCGACTGCGCAGTCCTATACCGGCAACCTGTACTTTGACGAATTTTTCTGGGTCGGGCAGTTCGCCAATCTGAAGAAAGTAGCCGGCGCGATGGCAACCCTGAAGGGGCTGACGCGCACCTACTTCTCCACGCCATCGGCAGAGAGCCACGAAGCGTACCCCTTCTGGTCAGGTGAAGCCTTCAACAAGGGCCGCAGCCACGGTAAGCGTGTGGAGTTCGACACGTCCTGGAAGACGCTGAACAGTGGGTTGATGTGCCCGGACAAAATCTGGCGCCAGATCGTCACGTTGCAGGATGCCGTCGATAATGGCTGGGATCTCACTGACATTGACGAAATCCGCGAGGAAAACAGCCCGGAAGAGTACGACAACCTCTACGCCTGCACCTTCATCAAGAACGGTGAAAGTGCGTTTGACTACAACATGCTGCTGAGCTGCGGCGCAGACGGTTACGACGAGTGGCCGGACTGGAAACCCTACGCCATGCGCCCGATGGCCGATCGCCCGGTATGGATTGGCTACGACCCCAACGGATCCAGCGGCAAAGGCGACAGCGGGGCCATTTCTGTCAATGCGGCGCCACTAATCCCCGGCGGCAAGTTCCGCACTATCGAGACCATTCGCGTGCGCGGCATGGAGTTTGAGGCACAGGCCGCCATGATCATTAACATGCTCACGCGCTATAACGTGCAGCACATCGGTATCGACGGCAGCGGCATTGGCGAAGCGGTGTACCAGCTCGTGAAGAAACGCTTCCCGGCGGCGGTGTGCTATCAGTTCTCGCCAGCCAGTAAGCGCATGCTGGTACTGAAGATGCTGCAACTGATCCGCGCTGGCCGCTGGGAGTATGACCGTGGCGAATATGACTTAATCACCGCTTTCTGTGCTGTACGCAGGGTGGTCACGCCGGGCGGCGTCATCACCTACGATACCGACCGCGCCCGTGGTGTGAGTCACGGCGACCTCGCCTGGGCGACCATGCTCGCCACCGTTAACGAGCCGCTGGGTCAGGAAGGCGGCGACACTATGACTGTTATGGAGTACTGATGAGCAGACGAAAATCCCCGCGCGGCAGGCAATATGCCCGGGAGCAAGCCGACCTCTCCGACGCACTGAAGTCGGCGCCAGGCCTGAGCGCGTTCACGTTTGATGGCCCGTGGCCGGTGACCGGCGCTCATGACCTGCTGGATAACATGTACTGCGCCAACAATGGTCGGTACTACGAGACGCCGATCAGCTGGTACGGACTGGCCCGCCAGTTTGGGTATGCGAGCTGGCATCAGTCGGCGCTGTTCTTCAAGCGCAACGTGTTGGCCGGGTGCTTCATCCCGCACAGACTGCTGTCGCGCCAGGCGTTCAGTGCCTTTGCGCTCGACTGGTTTGTGTTCGGTAACGCGTATCTTGAGATGCGACGCAACCGCCTGAATGGGCCAATGGGTTTTCGTAACTCGCTGGCAAAATACACCCGGCGTGGTTCCGACCTCGATACCTACTGGTTTATTCAGTCCGGGCTTGACGATCACCAGTTTGAAACCGGTTCGGTGTGCCACGTTATCAACCCGGACATTCACCAGGAGATCTACGGCATGCCGGAGTATTTCGCCGGCCTGCTGTCGGCCAACCTGGCCCACTCCGCCGACAAGTTCCGCAAGCTCTACTATGACAACGGGTCGCATGCAGGCTGCATTGTCTACGTCAGTAGTGCGGTAGCCGACGGCGAGAGTCTGGAGAAACTGAAGAAGACGTTAACCGACACCCGGCGTGGTGGTGCGTTTAAAAACATTCTGCTGAGTGCGCCAGGTAACGGCAAAGACGCGGTGCAGATCCTGCCGTTCAGTCAGATATCGGCGAAGGATGAGTTTGTTGGCGTGAAGTCTTCCACGCGTGACGACATGCTTGCGGCTCACCGCGTGCCGCCGCAGCTGATGGGTGCCATCCCGGAAGGCAATGGATCGTTCGGCGACGTCGAGAAGGCGGCGAGGGTATTCGCGGTCAACGAACTGACCCCGGTCATGGAAGCGATGAAGCATGTTAACGACTGGCTCGGCGAAGAGGTTATCCGCTTCAACCCTTACGCCCTGCTGGAAACCCCGAAGTGATCTGAAGGTACCGCACTGCCATTCCCGGCGGTGCGGTACCGACCTGCAGCACCATCATTCCCGGCCATGTCGGCCAGCCTGCAAAACCCCAACGCCATATCCCCAATCAGACGCAGCCAGCGCCATTCTGAGGGCTGATCACGCCATCGCAGGTCGGATGCACCGCGTCGGTGCGCGCCCGTCAGACGGCTTTTGGCGAAGTATGCCACCCCCTTCCCTACCCCCAAAGCGCGCGCTTGCTCCCCCGCCTCGCCTGCGCGCTAAACATGCCTCTTTTTGTGCACTTTGTGCAGGTCGTCCAGGCCCCGCCAGTGCTGGCACTGCGGGGCAAAAGTACGGGTTCAAAAACTGTGCAAATTTGTGCATCTTTTTGCAGTTAAATGCTGATAGACTGTTTGAGCAAATCGCACTTAATCGCTGCGCCTTCTATGCAAAATCTCTGTTTAGATATTTTTTCTCAATTCTAGATTTGATGCCTAAGATTATATCCATTAGTTTTTTCTCTCTCGGTGAATGCTCGAAAAGGCACTCATCGTCCATACCCAATAAATTCTCATCGATAAAATCTATAACATTTTTGTCACCAGTGTCGTTTATTGCAATATGAACAAACCGCTCTAAATTGCACATGTCGTATGTGTTGCGACCCTTATCTGATTTCGGTTCATATATAACCCTCCCCTCATAAATATACATTTCAATGTGAGCGCTATATTTATCATAATGAGGATGAACTATTGAAAAAAACTCCCCATCAACAGGATAAACGCTGGTCTTATATATTCTTCTGTTAAATACTTTTTTATTGCTTTTTTTGCTGTTACAATGACGACACGAAAGAGCTAAATTTCTTGGTTCAAATAAAAAAATAGCATATTTATCCTTTGGAATAATATGTTCAATATCCCAGTAGAGCCCATGATCATGTAAAACCTCCGTTCTACAATATGCACACAAATTTTTTTGGTATCTAAGATAATGCTGCCTTATTTCTTTTTTAACTCCAATAACTTTACCTACCGTTACATTCCATATAGACTTATGATTTTTAAGATTACATGAAGAAATAAAATCCATTGATTTTGCCGAAAAAACAATTGAGGGGAGTTGTCTTGTGTGTTGGCTTTTCATTTCACTCTCCATGTTAAATTAATGCAAGCGCTTGAGCTAGTAAGTATTTGACTTTGTCACCTTCGTCCGCATCAATCAATAGATCAGACACATCATTAATGAACAAAACATCTTCATGGGATATATCCATCCCATTTTTTCTCTTGGCAATGATTGTTAACAATTTTCTTATAAGATACTCATTATGAGGCCCTGGGTGTTTTAATGTGTAAAACAATTGAAAATCAGATGACTGCCCTTTAATTTTAGAGCCTGGAAGAATAATGGTATCATTTCTATTATCACCAATTATAACAACAGATGAATTGTTTTCCTTTATACTTGCTGCAATTAAAGGCGAATGAGTTGCAATTATAAAGTGGCACCCAGAAATATGACTAAAAGAATTTAACAAGGTCGGTATTATTTCCTCCTGCCATTTTGGATGCAAATTAATCTCCGGCTCATCAATTAATATTAAAGAGCTATCTTTTATCTCACTATTTATAAGAGTTAGTGTTGTAAGTACATTTAACTCACCAGAACTCAAGCTATATAATGGAATTGACATGGATGATTTGAAAAATGAAACATCCTTTACAGTTAATAATCCATAGCCATTAAAATAACAAACCAATTCCCTTAACTCATCACTTAAAGAACTGTTCTCGCCTTTCTCATCTACGAAAAATGACATATTAACACCGTGAGGTTTCCTTTTAAATTGATGCTGGAAAGTAAAAATATAATCAATTTCCTCAGCCTCTTGGTGAAATCTTTCATCTTTTAACAACTCTTTATAGTTGACCAACTCCATAAATATAATAATTTTATTCATTATCTCGCATGATTCTTCATCACTAATGTTGAGATCGCGAAAGTCCATACTATTCAAAGAATCTCTAAAATCTTCAACTGAATAATTGTATTCATTTAATTTAAAAAGATGCAATTGATCATTGAAACAAAATGACACATCAACACCATCATATCCACCATAATTCCGAAGCATTTTTAATGTATTTGATAATGAATCCTTATTCATAAGCAAAGATTTCATTAAGCCCTTACCAAAAACATTACTACCCCTCCCCCCATGATAGCCATTTTTTTTGTTGATTTCTGTCATGCATAGGTTGATATATATATCCTCATCATTTTTTCTTAAAGGACGTTCGCTTAGTGGCCACTCGTTAGTTGAAGGGAATTTATGGAAAAAACTACTTGATATACATATAATATTAGCGGGCGGGGTTTTATTTATATACCTATAACTGCAATCCTGCTTACTTTCCCCGCAAGGCCAAAATAAACTTTTTTCGCCATTAGACTCATATGAAACCCCTATTAATTTTGGAAGATAATTTTTTTCCCAGAAAAAACTTCGCAAATTATAGAATTGATAGTCACCAGATGCTTCATCTCCATACCATTTCAAACTACTATTAATTGCAATACTCATTGCAATATTATATAAAACCCTACTTTTCCCGGAGCCATTCTTTCCGACAATGACAGACAGATAATTACTTTCATCTACCCTGTCTCCAGATATTGGGATTTCAAATCCATCCAAGACAGAATATTTAACAAGGAAATATGGTTTCATATCATCACTCCAAAAATATTAAATTCACATAAACATGACCATCCCAATACTGATAACACCAACAACAGACAATTGTCAATGTTTTAATAAAAACCAAAAATCCTCTAGCAGTTTTATCAACAAATATTTAAAAAGTAGTTCATTTACTAAATAGCTTCGCGTAATAGCGCTACACTTGGAAGTGTGCGCCCTTCCGTCCGCGTTGGCCTCGTTCGATGCGAAGTGAAGCATCAATGTGCGAAGCTATTTAGCTAACAAGTACACCACCTATAATGTAATATCAATTCCCTACTGATTATGATAAATATTATAATTTTTAATTACCACGTTTTACGCCTGCTTATTTTGCTAAACAACATAATTAACCCTCGCGTTTTGAGTACCCGATCAACCTCTAGATTTAATTTTTTTATAGACTCTTTTTTGCTATAAATCCACCCGTCGCCATAACTGTAATACCTACGACCGGCAATAGACAGCTCACCACCGGCGGCAAGTCGGCGGGCTAGTAGTGTAAGGTTGTATTCATCCCAGCCCAAGGATTGTGCGAAGTCATAGAGCTCCGCCACTGCCGGGCTATTTTCTGGTGCAAAGACTGGTTTTTGCGCTTTCGGTGGCGCAGTTAATTCATCGCGAATACGGCGGAACAGCGCCTGCCGCTCTTTCCAGGGTAATTTGTTCGGGTCGAGCGGCCCTGTTTCGTCAGTAAACTCCGCCGTTTCTCGCGGTGGGGTGGCAATCCACGCCCCTTTTTTGGTGATTTTTTGGTCTGGGGGACAGTTATTGTCACGAGTCCAAGGGGCGATGGGGTCGCCCTGGGCGGCGCTTTCAGCGCCTGAGTTAGCGGGAACCTTCTTCACCATCTTCCATGTGTGGACGTGGGTGCAGATTTTGTTTTCTTTCCCCGTGAGCGGCGACCATACGCCGTAAATGCGGATGCCATGATCGCCGTAGGTTCCTGGCTCTACTGTCGGCTCGTAGGCGGTATGGATGAGGTAATTTTTACGGGGTACAAGTACTCCGCCCTGTTTGGTGATGTAGGTGGCAAAACACCCGACGTCAGCAGCGGCAAGAACAGCGTCAAGTTTCGGATCCTGAAGTACCGGCGCACCAGGTTTTGCGTCCTTCATTGAGCGTGCTGCCTGTGATGCGAACAGGCGTAGCTCACGATAAGCCTGGCGGCCCGGAATACCAAAGAAGCGGAACTGCTGAACGCGGTGCAGAGAAGCCCAGGCGGTAACATGCTCGGCACTGTCACGCAGCGTCTTACCAGTCTCTTTGCTGATCGTGTCGCCCAGCCCGCGCCCATCGATGTTTTTACTAACGTACTTTGCGATATAGCTGGCCGGAGTCCCTTTACGTGGGTCGATAAGCTTTGACTTGAATCGCGCGCCGGTATCGTTGCCAAGTTCTGTCCGGTCTTCACGTACAGCAAACCGGCGCAATAATTCGGTAATAGTGCGGCGGTGTTTTTTACGCATAAAGCACAGCATGTGCCAGTGAACCGTGCCGTCATGATGCGGCTCCGCCACTCGTACGCCATACCAGCGCAACTCTTTCTTATGCATCGCCTTGCGGAAAGCGGCGAACATATCAACCAGGTAATCACTGCTCTTTCTGACCGTAGAATGATCCCATGTCGGATTGGGTTTCCCGTTCATCAACGTGGCGTGGTATTTCGAGGGGCAAGTGATGGTATAGAACACTGCGCAATCACCGCGCATTTCGGCGATCAGCTCCAGTCCTTTAACGCACGCCATCATCTCATTACGACGATGTGCCGGATTGCTGGCGCTGGCAAGCACCACGTCTTCCATGTTGAGCGTGTCACCATCCTCATTAACGAGGTCGTAGTTACGGAAAAAATCCATTGCCTTACGGCGCTGCTCCCTCTTCTGCAACAGAATGTCGTGGCTGACATAAGGGGATGCATGACGATGAACAAGACATGCGGCGCGCAGCAGCTCTTCTCGCCATTCATTACGAAGTTGCCACAGCTTACGCTGCCACCAGTCGGCACAGCGCATACGCGCCAGCGCGCCCGGTATCAAATCGTAATTAATAGGGTTGCGGCGATTATGTTTGCTGCGCAGCGCTTCATAGGCTGGCGGGATAACATCGAGGCGTAGCACCTCAGTTGCCAAATGACGATAAAGATCCAGAATGACGACTGGCGAAACCAGTTCATCGGTCAGCATCTCGTCGTAAAGCTGAATAAAAATCACATCAATGTGCGCCGCGACCAGCGTCGAGAGTCGCTTGACCTCACGCTGATTGAGTTCCGGCAACCGGAGAAGCTGATCAAGGCTGTCCCTGCCAGCCATGGCGCGAAACGACAGCGACATTTGGTTAGCGCGGACAGCATCAATCCTTGTCAAAGATGGGGCGACTACCTCATTCAGATATACAGCCAAATGGCGCTGATCTTCTGATTTTTCTAAATACTTAATCCTTGATTCCAGCGGTTTACGCAGGAAATCTGGCTGGTTGGCGACGTCATCACGAATCAGGGTGAGATGATCGGCGCGATGGAGTTCTGCGTGTCGCTTCGCCTTCTCAATTAGCGCGTTATTCAGCTCATCGCGGAGCCAAGGATCGCAGCCTGCAATAGAAAATAGGTGCTCTTCCGCTGCGCGACTCAATGCCTCAGCCTGTTCACGTTGCTCGCTTTGGTCCTGTGCGTAAAGCGCAAGCCAGACGGCCAGCGCAGAGGGTTTCTGTGCTGGCTCGTCCGTTGTGCTGGGGTTCACTGGCTGCCGTTTGGCGTTCCAGCTCCATGCTAAAGAGGCGGAATCAGACATGACCCACTGCTACCATGTAGGACTTTATAAACGCTGTCGCCGCTTCAATGTTGATAGCGTTTCCGTAGGCGCGCAGTCTTCCCACTCTTGCGGGAATCCCATCAGCCAGCGGGAATGATCCGGGTCTAACTGGCCGCCACCTTCCATCCCGGCTAAAGAGCCAGTCAGCATCTCGCCAAAAACCGTTAACCGGACCGGACCACTCAGGGCAGCCACATCCTGCAAGCGCTTCTGAATCTTTGTTCCATTGTCGCGACGCGTCCGCATAGCTTCTTGCGGACAGGGCGAACGGTCGTTGCTCGTGGTTGGTGTGGGCCAGCCCGCAAGCTGCGCAGCCACGTCCAGCCTGTCCGTTGATAGCCTCCCGTTGCGGATCCGTCCACCCTGATAACCGCCCTTCCCGTCCGTTGCCGTCGGTGTGGGCCAACCCGCTAATAACGCCGCAGTCTGAAGGTT